GAGTTTAAGAGCGCGTATGACATGGGTGACCCAGACCTATTGCTGAAGGCGCAACAAAAGATTGCCGATGCTAACTATAAGTTGCAAAAAGCAAAAGAATATGTTCCTTCTTTACAACAAGAAGAAACTCCTGTAAATAGTGTTCCTCAAGTCCAGCCTCCCAAGCCGGACTCCAAATCTGTTGCGTGGCAAGAGCGCAACACATGGTTTGGCAAGGATGAGGAAATGACTAGCTTAGCTCTTGGTCTGCACCAAAAGCTGGTTAATCAGAATGGGGACAGCTATCCATCGACCGATGAATACTGGCGAAAAGTTGACGACACAATGCGTCTACGGTTTCCCGAGTATTTTACGGAAGAGAAAAATGAAACGCAGTCCACAAACAGACAGCGTACAGATAGGTCATCAACGGTAGTAGCTCCGGCGAGCAGAAGCACATCTTCCAAGCGGATCGTGCTGAAACAATCTGAAATTGGCATTGCCAAAAAGTTAGGATTAACGCCGCAGCAGTACGCCCTTGAGAAAATGAAAATGGAGGCCAACAATGGCTGAAAACAAAAGTCGTGAATTAGAAACGCGTGTAGTTTATGAGCGTCCTAAGCAGTGGGCGCCCGCCGAACTTTTACCTGAGCCAGACAAGCAGCCAGGTTTCGCGTACAGATGGATTCGTACTTCGACCTTGAACAACGCTGACCCACGTAACTTATCGGCCAAACTCCGAGAAGGCTGGGAGCCAGTCAAGATTGAAGAACAGCCAAAATTTCAACTGTTAGTTGATCCGACAAGTCGCTTCAAGGACAACATCGAGATCGGCGGATTATTGCTTTGTAAAACTCCGATTGAATTCGTAGAGCAGCGAACTTCGCACTACGCAAGACAATCTGAGGGCCAGATTGAGGCCGTGGACAATAATCTTATGCGGCAGAATGATCCTCGTATGCCATTGTTTAATGAGCGGAAATCAACCTCCTCATTTGGCAAAGGCAAGTAAACTTTAATTTTAGGAGTCTTATATGGCTTATCCTGTTGTTGCGGCCCCTTACGGCCTAAAGCCGATCAATCTGATCGGTGGTCAAGTATTTGCGGGTTCTACCCGTGAATATGCGATTCCTTACGGATATGCGACTAATATTTTCTACGGTGATCTAGTTGGTCTATCCCGTGGCAATATTGAGCGTTTAACCGTTTCTACCGGTACCCTTGGCACTGTTACAGGTGTTTTCTTGGGCTGTTCTTACACCAACGCCACAACTAAGCAGAAAACATTTTCTCAGTATTATCCTGCTAGTACGCTAGCTGGTGACATTATGGCTATCGTTTGCGATGATCCTGACACTGTTTTTAAAGCGGCTGTCTGCTCGGCTACGACTGTTATGGCTTCTGGTGCTCGTGCAATGATTGGTCAGAATTTGGCCATGATTAACAACTCAGGTAATGTAAACACTGGTAACTCAGCTAATGCGTTGTTGGCTCCTACCAATACGCCTGCTACTACCGATGCGTTGCCAATTCGTATTCTGGGTCTAGTGCCTGATACCGCTGTGAGCTTGGGAAATGCTACCTATACCAGTATTTCTACTGCTACTGTTACCTGCTCTGCTCTGCCATTTGCATTGCCTGTTGGTACAGATGTGGGTTCACTTGCGGCTAATGGTGAGTACATTGCTTCTGGTTCGTTTGTTGATACAGCAGCCGCTGCTGGGGCAACTTCGTTTATTTTGAACCAAGCGCCAGTAACCGCTTTTGCGTCTAGTTCAACGCTTGTGTTCGTACAATACCCAGAGTTGCTGGTTAAGTTGAACTTCGGTCAACACCAGTATTACGCTGCCACCAGCATTGCTTAAGGAGCTAAATCATGGCTATTTCACGCGCACAACTACTTAAAGAACTGCTTCCGGGCCTGAACGCTCTGTTCGGTCTTGAGTACGCAACCTACGGTGAGCAACACAAAGAGATCTACGAAACTGAGACCTCCGAGCGTTCGTTCGAAGAAGAGACAAAGCTGTCTGGCTTCTCCGCCGCGCCAGTCAAAAACGAAGGCTCAGCCATCGCTTATGACAACGCACAAGAAGCATGGACTGCTCGATACAACCACGAAACCATTGCACTGGGTTTCTCGCTGACCGAAGAGGCCATCGAAGACAACCTGTATGACAGCCTGTCGGCTCGTTATACCAAAGCACTGGCTCGTGCTATGGCTTACACCAAGCAAGTTAAGGCCGCGACGATCCTGAACAACGGATTTAGCAGTGCTTACGTTGGTGGTGATGGCGTGGCGCTGTTTTCAGCATCACACCCACTGACCTCTGGTGGCACCAACAGCAACATTCCTTCAACCCCAGCCGACTTGAATGAGACTTCCTTGGAAGCTGCAGTTATTCAAATCGCTGCATGGACTGATGAGCGTGGCCTGCTGATTGCTGCTAAGCCTAAGAAGCTGGTTGTTCCACCTGCGTTGCAATTCGTTGCTACTCGTCTGCTAGAAACCGAACTCCGCGTTGCTACTGCCGATAACGACATCAATGCAATTAAGAACAACGGTTCTATTCCGGAAGGCTACACGGTCAACAACTTCCTGACTGACTCGAACGCATGGTTCCTGACCACTGACGTTCCTAACGGCATGAAGCACTTTGTCCGTACCCCTCTGGCCAACTCAATGGATGGTGATTTCGACACGGGCAACGTCCGTTACAAGTCCCGTGAGCGCTACAGCTTTGGGTGGTCGGATCCGCTCGGAATGTTTGGAAGCGCGGGTGCATAACACTAAAACCTAGGCTACATGCGGGTTTCAGAAGGGGCTTCGGCCCCTTTTGTTTATCTTGTTGTGTTATTTATTTAGATCAGGTACACTTTGCTTGTCTAAACAAGGAGGGTGTATGGCACGCGGGATATATAAAATAATTAATGTAGTAAACAACAAGTTTTATGTTGGTAGCGCAGTAGATTTAAAAAGGCGCAAGACGCGGCATTTTTCAGAGTTGCGTACAGGTAAATAACCGTTACTTGCAATCCTCATGGGACAAGTACGGAGAGCAAGCTTTTGTTTTTGTTGTTGTTGAGCCACTTACAGAACAGGATGATTTACTAGCAGCAGAAAATGTTTGGCTTGCCCTACATGTTGGTAAGGAGTATTGCTATAACCTTGGAGTAAATGCAACGGCGCCAATGTTAGGTTTTGGCGGAGAAAAAAGCCCAACCTGGGGGTATAAACATACAGGTGATTCATTAAAAGAAATTTCAAGATCAAGCAAAGGAAGACTTCACACAGAAGAATCTAAAGGAAAAATACGCGCTTATCTTTTGGGAAAGCCAAAGTCTTCAGAAGTGCGGGCAAAAATATCTGCCAAGCTATCGGGAGAGGGTAACTTCTGGTACGGCAAGCAGCGCCCAGATCATGCGGAAAAGGTGAGTAAAGCTGTTGTAGCTACAGACGCGGCGGGCAATATCACAACTTATTCCAGTATTTTAGCCTTGCGGGAGGCGCTGAATATAAAGCCGCCAACAGTCAATCGGGCGCTTAAATCAGGTAAGGCTTTAACCCGTGGGCCGTATAAGAATTGGTTGTTTAAATATGCTTGACGCGCCACTCCGCTGATAGTATAAAGATATAAATACCGGGGTTATCCGGTGTATCTGACAGTCCCGGCTGACGACATGCAGACAGATACGCCCTCACTTGCATGTAAGGAACCTATATCATGGCAACTACTACCTTCTCAGGTCCGGTCGTATCTAATAATGGCTTTATCACCGGAACAGCCTCTTCCCCGCTTGTTGAAACCACTGCTGGCAATGTGTCTGAATCGTATGTTACGACTTCGGCTACCACTGGCGATACACGTCTGTCTTATCAGCGTTTAGCTTTTACATCCACTGGTTCTGGCGAAACTTACCGCGCTCTGACTCAAGTCACAGGCGCTGGCGCAGCTACTGGCGGTACTGTTAACGGCGCTCACATTAGCTTGAGCATCAACGGTTCTGGCACTATTTCTGGCGCAGGTAATGCACTTCGCGCTACTCTGGGTGGTACGTCTACAAACCCCGGCGGTACTATTGCAGCTATTCAAGCTGACTCTAACTTCGCTTCTGGCGGTTCTTGGACTGGCGCTTCGTTTATTCGCTTTACAAACAGCGGCACTGGCACAGTAGCTAACTTGTTTAACGTTCCATCTGGCATGATCACGGCTAATACACAAGGCGCGGCTACAAACTCATTGAAGATTGTTGACAGCGCAGGTACTGCTTACTACATTATGCTGACTACGACAAACAGCTAATATGCAGATCACCAAGGAATTCTTGGAGACTGAGATTCGTGACCTTGAGACTGA